GAGAAGGTTCTGGACTTGGAGGAACTGATGCAGTTGTCTATGCGAGAGATAATTCTAATAGTGATTGGGGATTTATTTCTGACAAGCAAAGTACTAACTATGGAATGTATGTCCGAGTAAGTTCTAATGCATCATATGCATATGCTGTACTTGCCAACAATTTAAATGATTGGAGATTTAGAGTTCAAGGTAATGGGCAAATTAGATCTGACCAATCTACATCCATTGCAACAGGTGCTGACTATGCTGAATTATTTGAATGGCAAGATGGTAATCCAAATGGTGAAGATCGTGTTGGGCATACAGTATCTCTTGTCAATCAACAAATCAAGTTTGCAGAACCTGGAGAAACTCCTATTGGTGTAATCTCTGCTAATCCTGCAGTTATTGGTGACACCAGAGATTTCTATTGGGCAGGTAAGTACCAAACTGACCAATGGGGCAGACAGATTATGGAACAAGTTCCAGCATGGAGATGGAAAGAAGAAGGTGATGACAAGATTCATGAATATCGCAAGGATGAAGTTCCTGAAGATATTACAGTACCATCCAATGCAGAAGATACTACTATGGGATTCCCAGTATTGAATCCAGATTATGATCCAAGTACAGAATATGTACCTAGAGATGAGCGCCCAGAATGGGGATGTGTTGGACTTGTTGGTAAACTCAGAATCAAAAAAGGTCAAGTCATTGGTGACCGTTGGTTGAAGATGAGAGATATTAATGATGAGATTGAAGAGTGGTTGGTGAGATAACCGACCCCTCTTGACAATATAAATAAAATTGTCTATAATTTACACCTGAGTTGAACTATGTCAATGTCTATTGAAGAAATGATTGAAAGCTTCAAAGAACAACAAAAAGAAGTTGTTGAAGAAGTCCGCAATCTTGAAAATCAAATTAACAGCAAGAAAGAAGATTACTTTAAATTGCAGGGTGCAATTGAAGCACTAACGATTCAACTGAATCCTCCTGAAAATGCAGGACCTGCTGATCAATCAGGACAATCTCCATCACAACCTCCTGGTTATGAAATGCCCGAAAACCTTACAGACATCCCTGGAATTGATGTAATTCCCGCTGTTCCTGAAGGATGAGTTTAAACTATATTAGAGAATACTCAATGAGTTCCACTGAAATATGTGATGAACTCATTGAGTTATTCAAAAAACATGATAAAAAAGGAAATACTCAACCAGGGCAAATATCTAGAGGAGTTGATAAAAGTACTAAAGATAGTACAGATTTAGTGCTTGGTGCTATCTTTAAGGAAGATCCACATGCAGAAAGATTAGCAGATCGCTACATGCAAGTGGTTAAGAAATGCACGATGGAATATTGTGATTATCATAAACTTCCTATTCGTGGAGTAAATCCACAAACAACTCCACAAATACAATACTACAAACCAAAGGGTGGGTATAAAGAGTGGCACTCAGATGCTACATTTACTGGTAATCAATCCAGATGTTTAGTATACATTACATATTTAAATGATGTTCCTGATGGTGGAACTATGTTTAGAGATTGGAAGTATACAACTAAAGCAAACAAAGGTAACACTGTAATTTTTCCTGCATTCTTTACTCATGTCCATAAAGGGCAGATATCTAAGAAGCATGAAAAATATATTATTACTGGTTGGTTGCATTATGTGGATTAGTCCTCTGCTAAATAAGGTAGAGGACTATTTTTATGCGTATACATGGCGCAACCAACAAGTAGAGCAGAATTAAAGGAATATTGTTTACGTCGATTAGGTAAACCTGTTCTGGAAATCAACGTCGATGATGACCAGATTGATGATCTTATCGATGACGCTATTCAATTATTCCAGGAGCGTCATTTTGATGGCGTAGAAAGAATGTTCCTGAAGTATCAATTTACTTCTGCTGATGTAGATAATTTTGGAACCAGTGCTGGTGATGTAACTACCACCATCAATGGAAGGGACTGGGTAGAAAGAAATAATTACATTGACATTCCCCCACAAGTTCTTGGAGTAAACAAGATCTTTGGAATTAAGGGAAGTAATATTAGAAGTAATCTTTTTGGATTAGAGTATCAATTGTTCCTGAACGATCTATATCAGTTCGGGTCTGTTGATATTCTTAGTTACTATATGACTAAATCATATCTTGAAACATTAGATATGGTATTAAATAATGGTGCTGTAATTCCATATCGTTTCAATCGTCGTCAAGACCGCTTGTACATTGATACGGGTAAGGATCTTATCGATGAGGGTGCATACTTAATTATTGACTGTTATAGATTGCTTGATCCGACAGAATATACTCAAATATATAATGACCCATTTTTAAAATTATATACTACTGCATTGATCAAGAGGCAGTGGGGTCAGAATCTGATTAAATTCCAAGGCGCTCAATTGCCTGGTGGTATTACAATGAATGGCAGACAACTCTATGATGATGCTGTTGGAGAATTGCAGCAGATTGAATCAGAGATGTCATCTAAGTATGAACTTCCACCTCTAGACATGATCGGATGATATGGCTAAGAATACTTATTTTAGGCACGGCACTAGAAATGAACAGATGCTCCAGCAATCGCTGGTAGATGAGTTCATTAAAATGTTTGGTCAGGATATTTTATACATTCCAAGAAAGTTAGTTCGTAAGGATACTATTTTAAATGAGGAAGTAATTTCTCAATTTGATGATTCATTCTTGACATATGCATACTTTGAAAACTTTGAAGGATTTGCTGGAAACGGAGATATCTTAACTAAGTTCGGAATCAGATCTACTGATGAGATTACTTTAAGTATGTCAAGGCAAATATTTCAAGATTTTATTGCCGTTCAAATGGTTAATGTAGAAAACATTGAAGTTGGTTCTAGACCACAAGAGGGTGATCTTGTATATTTCCCATTGACTGATAACTTATTTGAAATTAAATTTGTAGAGCATGAAGTTCCATTCTACCAGTTTGGAGCATTATACACTTATCAAATCAAGTGTGAATTGTTTGAGTACGAAAATGAAACTGCTGGTGTAGATATCTTTGATACTCAAGAAAACGAAGGATTCATTGTCAAATATTACTATGATCCTCAATCTATAACAGGAGAACCTACTATTGGAGAAATGGTAGTTGGGTCTGTTACTGGAATTACTGCAATGGTAAACAAATGGGTTCCAAGGGAAAGTTATGTTGAACTTAGAGCACCTATTGCTACTGCAGATTATAATGTATATCAGATAGGAGAAACATTGACTGGACAGGAATCTGGTTTCTCTATAAATATTTCTAGCTTTGATGAACTTGATATGGAAGATCCATTTGCTCAAAACATTGAATTTGAGAATACTGGTGATTCGATTTTAGATTTTACTGAAGTAAACCCATTTGGAGAATTTGGAAATAGGAGTTAATTATGTTAGGTAATTATCAATACAATCAGATTATTAGAAAGTGTGTTGTTGGATTTGGCACGCTTTTTAATAATCTTGAAATTCGTAAATTTAATGAAGATGGATCAGTATACCAGAGAATGAAAGTTCCTTTGGCATATGGTCCTCGTCAGAAGTTTCTTGCACGTCTAACTGAGCAACCTGATCTCGGAAGACCAAACGCTATCACTCTACCAAGGATGTCATTTGAAATGACTGGTATGAGTTATGATCCTTCTCGCAAACAAAGTCCTGTTCAATATTGCTTGACTAACGAGGACGCAGAAGGAGTTAAAAAAACATATGTTCCAGTTCCATACAACTTGGAATTTGAACTTAATATCTTGAGCAAAACACAAGATGACTGCTTGCAAATTGTAGAGCAGATTGTACCATACTTTCAACCATCCTTTAATCTCAGCATTAGATTAGTTGAGGAAGCAGGAATTGTCAAGGATGTTCCTATTGTAATGAATGACATTTCATTTGAGGATGATTACCAAGGTGATTTTGATACCAGAAGAGCATTGGTATACACTTTAAGATTTACAGTTAAAACTTATATCTACGGTCCTACCTCAGATACAGGTCTTATCAAGAAGGCAATTACAAAAGAATATACATCCACAGACCTCAATGTTCCAGGTCGTTACAGACAATATGAAGTCACTGCCAAGGCATTGGAAGACAAGAACAATGATGGAGTCGTTGATGTAATTGATGATTCACTTCTTATCTCAGGTGATGACTTTGGATTTAATGAAACTGTATCTTTCTTTGAGGACGTATGAGCGAAAACTACGAAGGAATTGAAGACGCCCTAAATGTAGATACAGAGATTGTACCTGCAGAGCAAACAGAAAAACCAAAGAAGAGAACAGAGCGTATTGTTGATATCGATAAAGATATTAAAAAAGATTACGACTATTCTAGGGGTCAGCTATACGACATCATTGAGAAGGGTCAGGAGGCGCTCTCAGGCATCTTAGACGTGGCAAATAATACAGACCACCCAAGAGCATATGAAGTCGCTGGACAGT